TAGCTATGCTAGGTGACCTGGAGAAATTTAATGAAGAAATATCCAAAGAAGGGATTCCTGCATTTGGTATGGGACTTGGCATTAACACTGATGTTGTTGTTGTGGGTAATATGGGGTCTGTTCAGCGTTTCGATTATACTTGCTTGGGCGACGGTGTCAACTTGGCTGCAAGATTAGAAGGACAAAGTAAGTCCTATGGTGTTAAGTTAATCATTGGTCCAAAAACTGCTGAATATGTTGAAGACGAGTTCCCGATTATTGAGCTGGACTACATTGCGGTAAAAGGAAAGACAGAGGGTGTACATATTTTCACCGTTGTTCCTGATGACAAAGCTGGAATCAATAAACACAAATTGTTCTTGGAGTATTATTACAACCAAGAGTTCAAACTTGCGATCGCGACAGCCGAACAATTAAAGTTCCATTTTGATGGAAAGATGGCTGAATACTATGATATCATGATTGAGCGAATTAGCGGAATGAAGCGAAAAGATGGCTGGGACGGTATTTACCGAGCGACTTCCAAATAATACGCTAAGTCGTTGATTTTTAAGACCCTTATAAGTCGTTGATTTATAAGGGTTTTTTATACCTTGTTAAGTCGTTGATTTATAAAGGTTTTATTATTTTACTTCTCGGTTTATAGGAGTATAATAATTGTATGGAAGGAGAATACTATGTTTGACCGTATGCCATTGATTTCCTCGGAAGTCGAGGTAACAACTAGTTTCAAGGAATCTTATCTGTTCTCGGATAACGAGTTCCGATTCACGACTTATCGCGGAAAGGTTATCAATCCGCCATATCCGATTAGCAACACAGAGTTTGCTCTCGCAGACAAATCCATGCCATTCGGTCATCGCATCATTAATCTGCGTCATGTCTTTGACCTGAAAATGATTAAAGGTGCAACGAAGCCTGTCGTTCAACAAACCAAGATCGTACACATTGAAGTTCCAGGAAGCAAAGGAAACACATATCACGTCACTAACGAAAGTGGTCGATGGACGTGCACCTGTGCTGGATTTCAATTTCGCCGTCAATGCAAGCATACGCAAAATGCCAGCGTTGTATAATTTTACTTTCAACCAAAACCGTAGTATAATAGTTCTAAAGGATATTTATGGCTCAGCCAGAAAAGAAACGCAAACCGCGTAAACAATATGATGCCGTTGGTGGCGAACCTGTAATCCATAACCCAGAGGGTGTGGAATTTGTTCGTGCACTCAACTGGTTTAACAATCAGTGGACTCCTGACAATGCCAAGAAGTGGCTTGTAGGATACATGACTAAGAACAAGTACAGCAAAGATGACATTTCTGCTGTGTCTGGTAAGGTCCGGAAAATAATTCCGACCACCGCATCTCTCGCGCGTCTATACACGAACGGATCCACTATCGATCCGAAGTATCACGCGACCATCAAACAAAGTATTGATACTGTCCTAGATTCCAAGCGTCCGGAACTTGACGAAGACGGTAATCCCATCATCGTAAACAAAGTTGTCAAGCCGAAAGCTGTTCCTAGCGAAATGCTTGAATTCATGGACGATCTCATCGCGCGCTCGCTCGCGGGAGAGAAGATTAAAGTCGACTTCTATAAGACGTTGATGGCTATGAAAGCAACTAAGTTCCACCTAGACGAACTGTCGTCTGAGTATTCTTTATTGCTAGAAGAACTTAACGAACTGACCGATAAGGAAGACGAGCAACTTCTCGAGGGCTACAATCACGTCAGCTGGAAAGCAGTCAAGCAAACTATTGAACTGCTGACTGACATGAATACTCAATTCAAACAGATTAAAGCTGTTACGAAATCTGCTGCTCGCAAACCACGCGCCAAGAAACCACCGAAAGTCGAAAAGATTATCGGAAAGTTGAAGTATCAGAAAGAGAACGCAGAGTTCCGCGTCGCTTCTATCGACCCAGCTAAACTGCTTGGTGCCAAGTATCTGGTCGCGTTCAATACTAAGACGCGCGATCTTTCCCTATACTATGCGCTCGAGGGTGGCTTCTCGGTCAAAGGTACTAGTATTATCAACTTTGACGGAACCAAATCCCTTATCAAGAAGCTTCGTAAACCGCTTGACATCCTTCCGCTCATCGATACTCGTATCAACGCTGAACGTCAATTCAAGCAGTTGAAAACTGAAGGACGTGCTGCCAACGGTCGCATGAATGATACCACTATTCTTTACAAGGTATGGTAATGAAAGGAATTATCTTTTTGTTTATTATAATGATTGCTTTAATGATTATTTCTTCCTTGCCATTCATAATCGGATTTATATTGGGGTTTCTAAGTGCGTAAACAATACTGGACGGTACAAATCTTTTATCACAAGCGACCACGCCAAGGTCATTGCTTAGAACTAGACTATAATGATAAAACAACTGCTATTCAACACGCTGTCAGCTGGCGCGAGCTGGGTTATACAGTAAAGATAAATGCTGGCACCGATCTACCGCTATCTTTCCGCGATCCGCGCGATGAAATGATCGACGAGATCGAAGAACCAGTCGTGCCAATGAAGCGAGGAAGAAAGGCGAAATACCTATGAGTGACAATAATGTAATTGATGTTTCGGATCGCTTCAAAGCAATCCAAGAAGAGAACGACACGAGTAAGAAAGTGGCTGATTTGGTAGACCAGTTCGCAAACGCATACGGTGAAGTCACCGACATTGCTGATCTTGCGCTCGAAGCTGCATGGGTTATTTTGGTAAATCGTGGTATCAAACCGCTAGATGTTAATGTAAAAGACTATGTCCTGTTCCGCGAAGCTATGTATTCTATGTTGCTTCGTCAACGAGGTATCGTACATCCTCTGCAAATAACTGCAGAAGATTTCCATGAAATGGTAGAATAAAATGTTTATTATTGATTTACAACAAGTGATGATTGCTAATCTGATGACTCAGCTTGGCTCTCATCAAAATGCCAAGCTAGATGAAGATCTGCTTCGCCACATGATTCTGAACGGATTGCGTAATATCCGTAAGAAGTTTGCAGCCGACTATGGTGAGATGGTTATCGCCTGTGACTCCAGCAGCTGGCGTCGTGGCGCGTTTCCATACTACAAAGCCAACCGTCGCAAGAGCCGTGATGCTTCTGATATGGACTGGACGACTGTGTTTGACACATTCGCTAAAGTCCGTGAGGAGTTGAAAGCATACTTTCCGTATCGTGTCATTCACGTAGATAACGCTGAAGCCGATGATGTTATCGGTGTCCTCGTACACAAGTTCGGTGTTGAGTTTGGTAATGCTGAAAAGATTATGATTGTCTCTGGTGACAAAGACTTCAAACAACTGCAATGCTATAATAACGTCGAGCAATACGATCCTACTCGCAAACGCATGTTGAGCTGTACGGATGCCGACGAGTTCCTGCGCGAGCATATTATCCGTGGCGATACCAGCGACGGAATTCCGAACATCCTGTCTAAGGATGACTGCCTTGTTACTGGTACGCGACAGGGTATCATCACCCAGAAGCGACTTGACTACTTTATGACTACTCCGTTCGAGCAGTTGAAAGACGAAGAGCAACGCAACTGGAAACGAAACGAGCTTTTGATTTCACTAAATAATATACCGAGTGAGATTAAGGATAGGATTATCCAAGAGTATGACTCGGAAGCAGGTAAAGATAGGAACCAACTGTTCAACTACTTTATCAAACACAAACTAAAGTTTTTAATGGAAAACATTTCGGAATTCTAATGATGAAACGCATCTCCCAAATTCTCGAGGAAGCTGCTGCGCTTCCCGATGTACAATCCCGAGTAGAACACCTACACAAACATGATAGTGTAGTCCTACAAGGTGTCCTTAAAGTTATGTTCGACGAAGATATCAACTTAGATCTTCCTTCTGGCGAACCTCCCTACAAACAAGCAACTCAAGAACAAGCTACCGACCTAGAAGAGCGTCTGTATTCAGAGTGGAAGAAGATGTATCTTTTCTTTCCTGGAAACAACATCGCCAAGGTTCGTCGCGAACAATTGTTCATTCAGTACCTCGAAGGATTACATCCCGAGGATGCCAAATTAATTCTTGCTATGAAGGAGCATCGTACACCGTGGAAACCGATGTCGGCTCATGTTGCTAGGAAGGCATATCCGCAATTGTTTCCCAAGCAAGTTGCAGAAGATAACGCTAAAGCTGAAAAAGAAGCTAAGAAACAAACTGTATGACTATAAAGCGCGCATCTTTTCACGAAAGGGAAGACAACATCAAAAAACCAAAACGTCCTGAACGCAAAGAACGAAATCTCAAAAATGCGCTTAGGTCTAACGATCTCGACCATCTGCTGGAATATACCGAAGATGAGTTTGATGACGAAGAGGATTATCGATGGAAATGACAATTGTATTTGCTTTGATTATCCTAGCAATTTATGGTTGGTACATGCACCGACAAGGTAAGACCGCTGGTTTTATCAAGGGTTCTATTTGTGGCGGAAGCGTAGTTCTTTCTCAGCTCATACACGAGAAAACCCTAACACGCAAACAAGCAAAACAGATTCTTCCAGCACTTAACGATGAGTTAATTGATCACTTTATAGAGCAGATTAAAGATGCCACTGTACAATCTCAAAAACACTGAAACTGAAGAAGTCTTCGAAAAGTTTATGAAGATCTCTGAGATGGAAACATTCCTCTCGGAGAATCCGCACGTCATACAATGGCATGAAACGCCAACAACATTCAGCTATAACGACGCTAAGAAGCCAGACGCTGGTTTCCGCGAAGTTCTACAAAAGATTAAATCCAAACACAGGGGGAACACAATAAACGATTGGTGATGATTCCATAAACTAAAACAACAAGGATCTTCAATGAAAAGAACCGCCAAAACAGCAGCTAAGAAAGTGGTAAAGATTAATAGTTTAGGTTTAGAGTTAAGAGAGATCAATCCGATGACGGAAACGCAGAATATAGTGTTTCGCTCGTTTTATGATAACCACCTACTGCTACACGGAATTGCTGGTACAGGTAAAACATTTATTTCGTTATACCTTGCATTAAAGGAAATGTTGGAATATGGTACATTCAAAAAGATCTACATTGTTAGAAGCGCAGTGGCAACACGCGACGTTGGCTTTATGCCAGGAACATTGGATGAGAAACTAAGAGTTTATGAGCAACCCTATCGAGAAATCGTAAACAACCTGCTGTGTCGTGGTGACGCTTACGATATTCTCAAGAATAAAAATGTAATAGAATTCATGTCAACCTCGTTTATTCGTGGTTTGACTATTGACAATGCAGTAGTGATTGTAGACGAGATTCAGAACCTTTCGTTCGCGGAACTTGACTCAGTTATCACTCGTGTAGGCGAAGGGACAAAGATTGTCTTTTGCGGTGACTTCCGCCAAACTGACTTAAAGAATGCAAAAGAAAAGAGCGGTATTCATGACTTCATGAGTATCTTAGATAAAATGAAAAAATTTGACCACATTGAGTTTTTAGAAACCGATATCGTACGATCTGGTTTGGTTCGCGATTATATTGTCACTAAGACGGAGATGGGTCTGGCATAGGAATATATGAAAAAGATTTTATTAGCAGCAATGCTTGCAGTATCCTCCCAGTCCGTCGCAGCGGACTGGGAGATGATTCCCGAATCAGAGTTCTGTATCGCAAGAAACGGAATTGATTGGGGCAAAGGTAATATCGGCGAAACACGATTTGGTTGGTTTGACGATAAACTCTATCTTTCCGCAATTAATGCAAAGTGGAATATCAAAGCCAGTAAGGAAAATCCTTTCGAGAGCGCAGCTGAAGCTGACTTTGACGGGATCCGTGTTCCAGTTATGGTTTATTCGCGCGACTCTAGCACCGTTATCGTGGAACTCGAAGGTTCAGTTGAAAATCTAGACATCATCGTTAATTCTACCGCAATGAAAGTTTATGCGGTTGGAAATTATAGTGACTTCGTGTTTGGCTTCGAACTTGATGACATGAAGCAAGCTATTGCTCGTGTCGGTCAATGCTACTTTACGACTAAAGTATGACTCCGTCTGATCTCTGTGTTGCTTGCGGTATGTGTTGCGACGGAACATTGTTCGGCAATGTCGTTTGTTCAAAAGAAGAAGCCGACTATATGGGTTCACTTGGCTTAGAAACCAAGAAGAAAGACAATCAAATTAATCATGTGTTTCTTACTCCTTGTTCTATGCATATAAATGGCAGTTGTTCGATCTACGAAGATCCCAAAAAACCAAAGACCTGTTCTGGCTATAAGTGTGCTTTGTTAAAGCGAGTTCTCCGAAACGAGATTACACCAGAACAAGCGTTGGTAAAAGTTGAACGTGTGAAGAAAGCGAAGGAAGACTTGGGAGTTTCTTCAGTAGTAGAAGCAAGACAGTTAAAAACAACCGAATCTAAAAAATTCCTTCAAGATATACAACTCGGGTTCTACGGACCAAAGAAGAAGTGATGTTCAAAAATAGAATTGATGAATTCGTTATCCCGCAAATCGTGCAGGTTAATGAAGATGGTAAGCGCACCTATAAGACACCATCAGGGAAAAATTATCCTTCCCTGACTGGTGTTACAGGTCTGCTCGGTCGCGATGGTATTAAAGCATGGCGAGCCAGAGTAGGCGAAGCTGAAGCAAATCGTGTATCGCGTATGGCATCCAGCCGTGGTACATCGATGCATACATTAGCAGAACACTATATCCTCGACGATACAGAGGGCTTTGCTAATGTAGCACAAAAAGCCATGCCCGACGCAATACAAATGTTCAATACTCTCAAAGAGAAAATTGACATGGGCTTGGAAGAAATCCTAGCAGTAGAAGCCAGACTATGGTCAGACGAATTAGAAGTCGCTGGCACGGTTGACTGTATAGGGAAGTATATGGCTAAATATGCAGTAATGGACTGGAAGACTTCTCGTAAAGAAAAGTCCAAGGAACAAATAACCAACTACTTTTGCCAAGGTGCTGGTTATGCTAAAATGTGGGAAGAGAGAACTGGTATGAAAATCGACCATGTTTTAATCTTTATTGCCACAGAAGAAACAGGAAAGACCCACGTATATCATGCCTATGTTGACGAACACATCAACCAGCTTAAAGATCTAAGGGAACAGTTCCGAAATGAGAATCACTATTAAGGGTGGTACAGAAGAGCAAAGGTTGCACGCTAAACAATTCTGTAAGTTCTTCGCGAAGAAGTTCTTCAAAGACGAACTATCAAAAACTCTCTCTGTAAAGATAGAGCATCATCCGTACATTCATGACGTCACCGATCTCGCTGATTGTGTTTGGACAGACGAAGAAGATCCACCAAAGAAATACCACATTCAGATTTTCGCACCAGACGATATCCTTCTGGTAAACTACCTTAGAACTCTCGCTCACGAAATGGTGCATATCAAGCAATATGCAAAACGCGAACTCCGCCAACTCCCAAGCACAAACAACGAAATCTGTAAATGGCTAGGAAAGCGATATGAGTGGGAAATGCACTACTGGGATCGCCCTTGGGAAATTGAAGCGCACGGACGCGAAAAAGGACTAGTGATTGATTATGGCAAAGCATACAACATGGGAACGACCCTACAGAGTATGTTTTAACCAAAATCCGACCCTGACCCACATTTTACCATAATCTTTGTCACTTTTTCACCTAAGTCGTTGATTTTATTGAGGTTTTTCGTTTAAGTGGAATGAAACCCAGCTCTAAAAATCCCTTATAAATCAACGACTTGCAACCGAGGTCTATTTTGTGACCCACCCCCTGTCTGGCTCGGTTCGCCATTATTTTACTTTGACCCCGAAATAGGGTATAATAATTGGACTGGTAAAAGCCAGTATTACATTTATGTTTAATATCATGAGGAAACACAATGAGTAAGAATACTAACTCGCAGAAAGAAACCGTCCTGAATGCCCTGAAAAACGGCAAGACTCTGACGACCGCCCAAATCACCAACAGCTACAAAGTCACTTCGGCTTCTGAAGTCATCCGTCAGCTTCGCTCTGAAGGCTATGCTGTTTACACCAACACTGATAGCAATGGCAAAGTCAGCTATCGTCTTGGCACCCCAAGCCGTCGCATGATTGCTGCTGCTTACAACGCTGGCGGTTCTACGCTGTTTACCCGCAACTAATACTTAATAGTTGTTAAGAAATGGGGGAGGTCAAACTCCCCCATTCTACTAAATAATTTTTCGTCCAACCAAAAAAGGAAATGCGATGACTTTTATGAAGAAATCGGTTATCCTTGCTGTTGTACTGGCAAGTCTGACTGTAATAAATCAACGAAGTGCTGATGCAAAACTTTTAGATAATGACAAACTGTTTCAAGAACTAACACCAACCTTTCCAATTACTAACCCAGTCAAATCTAAACCAATCAAAGCGTTATCCAAGAGTGACATTGCCTGTTTAGAGGCAGTAATCTATAATGAAACCAGAGGTAACAAAGCACAGGGTGCTATTCTCGTCGGAGCGACAGTCTTCAATCGCGCGAATAGTAAATACTATCCAAAAACAATTTGTGGTGTAGCATACCAAAAAGCGCAATTTACTAATGTTCGCAGAGTAAAACCGCACCACATCAATGATCAAACTAGGGATGTCGTTCAAGAAATCATCGAACGATATGAAAACGGTACATTAAACAAACGTGTTATGTACTTCCACAATACATCTGTAAAACCGAAATGGTCTTACAAAAAGAAGCGCGTAGCAAAAGTAGGAGCGCATATTTTCTATGCTAGATAAACTTGAAAAGAAATTTGATGCCAATACATTTGCTATGGCAGTAGAAAGCAAAGTAAAAATGGGGATGGGCTATCTCGAAGCCATCCTCTCTTTCTGCGAAGAGAATGACATGGAACCAACAGCTATCGGGAACCTTGTTAAGAAATCTGATGTGATTAAGTCAAAGCTAGAAGCTGAATGTAAAGATCTTAATCTGTTAGAAAGGACAGCTAAATTACCATTATAATTAAAGGAATATATTATGAGCGAAGAAACAACTGTTATTGATTCGAGTGAAGAAGTAAGTCTACCGCAACCGAAGAAGCGCGATCTATTCTTTACAAAGCAAGTCGACCAAGACAGCATCGCTGCTCTGACTGAAAGCATTCTTGCTATCGAGAAGCATGACAAATATATCAAGAAGCTGTATGCGCTTCACAATCTTGAATATTCGCCACGACCCATTAACATTTACATTGACAGCTATGGTGGTATGGTCTACCAGTGCTTCGGTCTGTTGTCAATCATGCGCGAATCTAGCACACCGATTCATACAATCGTGACTGGTACAGCTATGAGCTGTGGCTTCCTGATTGCTATTAGCGGTCATGTTCGTTCGTGCTATGCTGATTCTACTCACATGTACCACCAAGTTTCGACTGGTATCATCGGTACACTAAAAGAAGTAGAAACAGAATTCTTGGAAGCATCGCGCTTACAAGATCGCATCGAAGATATCACTCTTCGTCAAACTAAGATTACTCCAGCTAAGTTGGAAGAAATCTACAACATGCGTCATGACTTCTATATGTCGTCCGAGGAAGCATTGGCTCTCGGTTGCGTTGATAACATCATCGGAACCATCCATACTCCGAAGACAAAGAAGCCAGTAACACGCAAAAAGAAAGAAGCATAATTTTACTAACAACACATTTTAGGGTATAATATCATTATGAATATATTTGCGCTTCACCTAGAACCTAAAACGTGTGCCGAAATGCACGTGGACAAGCATGTTGTCAAGATGATTCTTGAGTATTCGCAACTGCTTTCCACGGCGCATCGTGTCCTAGATGGGCAACAGTATGTTGATGATTCCAGCGGACGACGTATCAAACGCTGGAAGCTAGACAACAGTTTCGCTGGTGACAGTTTGCTTTACAAAGCCACTCACATCAATCATCCTTCCGCTATCTGGGCGCGAGAGAGCAAAGCCAACTATCAATGGCTCGCTTATCTACTCGTCGAGTTGTGTAAGGAATACACGCAT